ATGGCTTGTACGGGGCGGCAATGGTGCGACTTCGTATCATTTGACCCTCGCATGCCTGAAGGGATGCAGATCTGGGTCAAGCGGGTAGAACGGGACAATGTCCTGATTGCAGAACTTGAGAAAGAAGTGATCAGCTTTCTCGTTGAGTTACAGCTTAAGATCGCGCAACTGAAGGAGAAGACCGGTGGCATTTGAACAGAAAGATAACAGTGGGGCTATCTTTAAGAACAAGAACCCCAAGAACGACAAGTCCCCGCCACTGACTGGCAACGCTATGATCGGCGGTGTTGAGTACTGGATCAGCGCCTGGTCTAAGACTGACAAGAACGGTGAGAAGTGGATTAGCCTTGCGGTCAATCCAAAGAACCCGTCCGCTGCTCAGACACAGACTAGCAAGGCTGTTGATTTGGATGAGGATTCTATTCCTTTTTAGGGGGTGAGCCATGGACAGCAATCTGCCGCTTTCAGAACAATATCGCATTGTCGCGAAAGCATACGTAGACGCTGACTCCGCTGCTTCTCTGCTTGAGGAAACCAAAAGCGCAGTACTGGCGCGCATGATGCTCTCTTTGGGTGACATGCCCGTCAGTCGCGCTGAAATGCAGACCAAAGGATCTGCTGATTGGTTCGACTTCGTCACCAACATGGTGAAAGCAAGAGAGAAGGCTGCGTTCTTGAAGGTTAAGCTTGAGTACGTCAGAATGAAATTTAGCGAACAACAATCAATCGAAGCATCAAAACGCGCAGAAATGAGGCTCTAGAATGGAAAACTTAAAACAAGAAGCTGAACTGATGCACAAGACAGCCGGTAAGGTTTTGAAAGTCCTTGAGAAAGTAAATGAGCCTACAGCAATCGCTGTCGTCAATTACATTTTCCTTCTGATGGTGATCGATGATCAAAGAGGGCCTATCGTTGCAAAAGCCATGGCTGCGACATTTATCAATAACGTGATGAACAGCATCAACAACTATTTTCATGGTGAAAACGATGAAGAGAGTGTCCATTGATCAAACGTGTTCGCATAACAGCCAAGACAAGGGCCGACATCTTTCTGCGACATGAGGGTGTATGCCACCTATGCAGCATGAAAGTGGCACCCGGCCAAGAGTGGGATGTAAGCCATGAAATACCTCTTGAAGCTGGTGGTCGAGACGATGAGAGCAATTGGCTGGTTGCTCACAGGAAGTGCCATAGGGTTCATACTAGCACTGTGGATATGCCCTTAATTGCTAAAGTGAAGCGTATTCATCAGAACCATATAGGTGCATCAAGATCTAAATCCCCACTGCCAGGCGGTCGTCTTTCAAAGTGGAAGAAACGCATGGATGGAACAGTGGTTCTCAGGAACAAGAGTGAGGACGCATGCGATTCTTAATGTCAATGAAGATGCCCAACGCCAATGGCATGCTAACGCATCAGTTGACGCTGGAGTATCCATGCAGCTCATTGCAGGAGCTTTGCGCCGCTATCAACCGGCATGAGTTCCTCATTTTTGGGTTGTTTTACAAGCGTACAAACATGAGTGGAGAAGTGTGGTGGCAGGATAGGGGTGAGATCATCATCAACACATCCTGCATTGGCAAGGCAGTAGAGTTCATAGACTTGGACAGAGAAAACACCGTCGATGACCATGGCGGGGAAGCAAACGTCACAAAAACCAGAAACCAACGCTACAGCAAGTAGGAGAGCCAAATGGAATATCGTGAATTGATGTCAGATGCGATCAAGATCTTCAACGAACGAAATGCTCTATATGGAGACATGAAAATTTGCCTGAACCGCACCGCTGAGATCTCAACCCTGATCACCGGCATACATTTGACAGCGCATGATGTTGCGCTTGTCCTGCATGCCCTCAAGCTTGCCAGGCTTGGGAATGACAGGTCTAACAAAGAGAACTACGTTGATGGCATCAACTACTATGCTTTTGCAGGTGAGTTGATCAGCGTGGCAGATGAACAGGTTGCAAAGGCAATGGATGAGTTGCGAGCCGCAATCGAGCCTGAGAGAGAACAGACCAACTACTAAATGCAAGGTGGCGGCTGGGTCTCTAGCCGTCACCTACCACAGGGGACAGACATGGGCGACACAACTCAATCAATCAAAGATCTCTGGATGACGGGTCTCTCTGGCAGGGAGATAGCAAAAGAACTCAACACCACTAAAGGTGCAGTTTTGGGCAAGATCTTTCGAATGCGGGCATCTGGAGATATCGGCATACGTGAGAGTGATATGCGTATGCACAGCATCAAGATTGAAACTAAAAAGCGTGAAAGCGAACGTGTTGTAACTTTGACTGATGTTATGCGAGAGTCGCCTCTTAAGAAGGATCATGCAAATGTGCTGCCATTCATTTGTGAGCCTGTGATGGCGTCCCCGCCAAAGAATGAGGGTTTCAAACCTGTCAAGTTTGACAAGCTGACCCCTAAATCATGCCGGTTTGTCCTCAATGATGGCCCTCCATCAGGATTCCTGTTCTGCGGAAAGGAAAAAAAAGGCAGAGCCTACTGCGCAGACCATGAAGCACTTTGCTACTATCGCATTGAAAGAAAAGGAAAAAAGTAATGACTATGCGCCAAGAAAATGGGCATGTTTGGGTTACGCTTTCCCTTGCTGAGATGCTGCACGGCACAACTGTTGGAACAATCAGGCATTATGAAGCTGAAGAAGCAGGAAAAAAGCCAAACCACAAATTTGGCGCATCAGGTTTAGATCCTCTGTGCATCAATGTTCAGGGAGCTATAGGGGAGATCGTCGTTGCCAAGACTCGCAACCTCTATTTCATGCCAACAGTAAACACGTTCAAGGCTGCGGACATAGGTAGCAATGTGCAGGTCAGACTGCGGACCAAACATGAGTGGCAGATGATCGTTCGCGATGACGATGATCCTGACCACATCTTCGTTCATGTTACCGGATCAGGTCCAGTGTACTGCATCCGTGGATGGGCCTATGGCAAGGATGTGATGAAGCCTGAGTACAGACAAAATTATGGGAACCGGGTAGAAAGCTGGTTTGTACCAGAAGAGGCTCTCAAGCCGTTTCAGATCAAAGAAAAGGGAAAACACAATGATGCTACAACTTAACCCATCGCTGCCGGTGACGACGCCAAAAGGCAAAGGGCTTGCCCAGGTGATCATTGATTACGGGACAGAACACGATTTGATATGGATCGTGTTTCAAGAAAATGGTGAGTGCTGGTGCTGGCGTAATCAAGACATTCGAGCTGAAAGAAATATCACCTACGGGCGCGATCCCGCTTGAAGTTCACTGGCCCCATGTCACAATGGATTCGTCAAACAATGGTGTTTGGCTGATGATGCTTGGCACCTTCAGCCTAGCCACTGTGTGATGTGTAAACGCTCACTTGCCCCAGCCCGTTGATTCAGGCTGGGGTTTTTGTGGGCTGCTTAGATTACCGTCGCCTGCAAGGTCGTCGCAGTCTGCGCTTCTCCAGATGTCGCATAGACCCGCACAGTCGCCGTAGCCGTGGCTGATCCCGCCACATTGGTCCCCGTCACAGTCACGGTCTGGGAGCCAACAGCGTCGTAGGTAAAAGCATATGACCCACTGGCGGGGAATGTCTGGAACGGCAGACTGCTGATCGTCACAGCGTCCGCGCCAGTGCAGTCCCAACTCAAAGTCGTTGTCTGGCCCATGAAGATCGGGCTGGGGTTGAACGATGCCGTGGCAGACGGAGGCCCAACCCAGACGCCTGAATTAGGGTTGTAGTGCCAGCCGATACCAACCTCCAAACCGTCGATGTTGACGATATAGTGGTCAAATGGGGGAGCCCATGTGGCACCCTCGTCCAGCACGATGATGTTGTCGCAAATGTTGGTGGCGTCGTCGATAACTGCAAAGATTGACATGATCGCTCCTTACGCCGGGAAGACTGTGATGATGATTTGACCAGCGCCGCCAGCGCCAGAAGATGTGCCGGTGTTTGTTCCACCGCCGCCGCCGCCCGGCTGTGAGCCAGCTACTCCGCTGGTTGTTGTATTGCCCGCACCTCCATTGCCCCCAAAGGAAGACGCGCCGCCAGCGCCGCCAGAGACGCCAGCACTGCCGCCGCCGCCACCACCCCAAACACTAGCTGTACCAGATCCACCGCCATGCAAGACACCGGGATAACCGGCCTGACCTACAAAGAAATTGTTAACTTGAACAACAAAACCACCGCAAACATTCGTGGTAGTTGACGCCAAAATTGCAGGGCTTCCTGCGGTAGTTCCCGATGCCGCACCTAATTGGCCTCCACCAGCAACACCACCTCCAGTCGCACCGCCAGCACCGGCATATCCCGTTATTAAAGAGCCGACAGACGAGTTGCCACCATTATTTCCTGATGTCGGGCTTGTCGTAACAGCAATTCCGCCAGCGCCAACAGTGACAGTCTCAGTCGCGCCCATAGCTGAAAGACTAAGCCAACGCTCGTTATAGCCAGCGCCGCCGCCACCAACACCGCCGCCAGTAGTTATTCTCGACCCACTTCCGCCAGCGCCCCACGCCTGAATGAGAACACGCGAGCTGGCGCTGAGAGAAGGCTTCGTCCATGTGCCGGAGGAGGTGAAGTTCTGGACGTTGATGCCAGTGGATGTGGGCGCAGACGAGGTCCACGCGCTGCCGGTAGAGGTCAGGACGTTGCCTACGGTGCTGGGGGCAACTGCCACAGCCGCAACACCAGCAACCGTCAGTGTGCCGCCGACAGCCACATTGCCGCTGGCGTCGTTGACGATGTTGTTGACCGTGGCAGAGGGGTGGACGACATTGATGGACTTGATGGTGCTCATCTCAGGTCTTCCTTATGTTCACAAGACGACTGCCGGGCTCCAGTGCCACAAACTCATGGGCGTAGTTGGCGGGCCAGTCAATGACGTTGCCGCAGACCAGCACCTTTTCCCAATCGACGCCATGAGCCCTGAAGCTGCCCTTGGCGACGATGGAGATATGCACGTCAGCGTCGGTATGCGTGTGCATGGGCAGTAAGTCACCGATCTCAGGGAAGTCATAGACTGACCCGTTGAGGATGCCGAAGCTGATGGGCGTGGTCTGCATCATGTCAGATCACCGTTGGAACTTCTGATGTGTCATTTTTAAACTCTTTTGGGGGCGGGATTGGACATCCGCCTATTGGATCAAATGCACCTGTTGAAATTTGCTCCAAAATCCAAATATTAACTTCAGCAGGGTCGCCTGATCTAGCGCAATAAGAAACATCAGTTTCCCATGTCTGAGTCCACGCATCAAAAAGTTCAATGGTGCAGTTGTATGCACCATCTTGCCATTGGCAAATCACATTTAAATTTTTTGCTAACATTTTCATCTCCTCAAGCAACGCGCTGCAAAAGTGCAGTAGTTAATGATTGTACTCCGCAACAGGAATAAGCTGAAGTAGTTCCTAAAGTCATCCCCCGTAGACGCCAAGTTCCAGTTAATGCAGTTGTTCCGATGCCAATTGAATATCCACCTTTTGAAGTTTGAACATAAAGAACATATGAAGCATTTAGTGTTAAAAATGATGCAAGGTTACTAGTTGTATACCCAATAACGCATGACCCTATTGGGAAACTAGTATTTGCCGCTGTGGTTCCGGTGTAAATGTCTTGACTAACAGTCACGGCGCCAGTTGAACTGGATACCGTTATGCCATTTCCCTGAATGAGAGATGATACACCAGATGCTACCGGCGCAGTGCTCGCCCAAGTCGTTCCATTGGAAGTCAGCACATTGCCGGAGGTGCTGGGGGCCACAGCAACCACATTAACGCCAGCAATAGTCGCGCTGGTCGCGATAGTCCCCGTTGGCGTTGTAATGCCGGTGGTTCCGTCGATGATAACGCTCATGTCGCGTTCCTTACGTGCCAGATGTGGAAGCGAGGAGGTAATAAGTCGTCCCGCCAATGTTGACAGCGATCTTGTTCGTCACTGTATTGGTGGTCGAGGCCGAAACTGCCGTTGAAGACAATACAGTCCCCGTTGAGGTAGACAGCGTCAGCGTCGTATCAGCAGCAGCCGCACCAGCACTTAGCGTGACAGATCCGCCGCCAGTTCCCTTGATCGCTACGGGCATTAGATTATGCTCCAAGTTGAACCGGACCCAACTGTTACAGTCGCGCCACTGTTGATCGTCACTGGGCCAAATGTACCAGAATTCTGGCCGATTGGAATAGTGTAATCTGCCGTTACCGTCTGACCATTGTTCCAGAAGATAGCATCGTTCCCACCGCCGGTAGCGCCACCACTGCCGCCCGCCCCCGACACCAGCCAGATATCTGTACCATTAGAGGCGATCAAAGTCTGTAGCCCCTGGCTCACAGTCTGAGTTGTTCCACCAACAGCGCCAGTTGTGAAGGTGACGGTGAAAGCCCCAATCGTCTGGTTGCTGACGATCCACTGGCCTCCTACGCCAGAGGGGATGGTGTACGTGACATTAGCGGTCAGCGTACCCGTAACATTTAAGATTAGAGGCTGGTAATCCGCCACAGCAAGGGTATATGCGCCGCTTATGGTTGTGAGTGGAGCTACCCCACCCAAGGCGCTGTCGATGATCGTCATGTCCCCGTTCATAGGGACGTTCCAGAACCCAACGTAAGACCCATTGGCGGGGAGTTCTAGGTTCTTGTTGCCGGTAAACGACATGGGTCAACCCTCAAGGTTACGGTTAGCGATCTCCAGAGCATGCGCAACATGGCTGTCAGGCGTCTGGAGGAGGCTTTGAGTGCTATTGTTGATGTTCTTCTTGGACCGGTCAACCATAGAGACCAGCTTGTCGGAGACGCGACCGCCAGACTTGCGGCCTGGGCGGGCATCGTAAATGGATGTTGGCAACTGGTTAGTAATGCGTTCTACAGCGAGAGGAACACCGGCTTTGATGGCCCCTGGGAGAGGGCTTCTGTTTGCCAGCTCCGCACCTAAGATGGGGGCTGAACCCTTGATCGTTTCTCCAGCAATCTGAGTAGCCTTAGATGGCGCATATTGAGACATAGGAGTGGCAACATTACGCGCCCCGATTGCACCAGCGCCCATACCAATCCCGCCAACAGCAGCAGATCCCAATGGGAAACCGCCAGTTAACGAAGCTTCAGCTACAGCGCCTATAGACGGTTTTACAGGATATGCGCCAACTTTGGACGCATATGTGTCGAGAACGCTCCCAAGAGGCTTCCCTTTTGCATCAACGCGACCAAGCGCACCAATGTTCTCAAACATTTGCCTAGTCTTCTCAGATGGTTGACCAAAAATAAGCGTCTTGCCCCTAGGGTCCAAAAAGTCGTCAAAGTGCTTATGAAAGTTGCCAAACGTAAATTGCCCATTGGGAGCAATACGATCCGCAGCATAAGCTTGCCCGACAGACTGCCATGCTTTTGGGTCAAATTTGATAACCGTATTGTAGAGTTTATCTAGATCAGAGATATCGGCACCACCTCGCTTGGCGGCAGCGCCAATGATTTTGCTATAGATAGCGTCGTTAGCTTTTGATCCAGGCCCCTCAACTATAGGGTTTCCGGTCAAATTGTAGACACTGTCTTTGAGTTCATAGAGGCTCTTGGCCTTTTTGTTTACATTGATAAATTCATTCATTAGCTTCGTATTGCCAACATTTTTGGCGTATTTTGTCATGTCTTGGGTAACGGCATCCCTCAACTTTTTAAGGACATCGTTATTGATCCCACTTAGACCGGGAGCCTGATTCCACGATATGTGGTCAGAAAGGATTTCTCGAAACGCTTTCATTTCAGCAAATGTAAGACCGCCAACGTCATCCGCAGTTGAGATCGGGATCTTTGCGATGTTGAGGGTGGAGGTAATATCCCCCATTCGTCCCTTTGGGGAGTTAAGTTCTCTGCTAAT